AAGTCATATGCTACACCATTATATTTTTCAAGTAGTCCTTTAAATTCTGATACACGATCAGAACCAACGACCATAGTGACAGATGAATATCCTTCTTGATTTAAGGTAGATAATACATTAAAAATGTTAGACATATCACCATCATTAACAATAGCATCAGAGTGTTCTTTAAACATCTGTTGCATAAATTGTATCTTTGTCTCTGGTTCCAATGGATTCTTTTTAGGATCCACTGTTCTACTTGGGTATATTCTATAGGAGTCCTTTCCTTCAGCAGCGACTGTGCTTAAAAGTTTTTCGTGTCCTACAGTTGGGGGATTGAAACGACCAAATGTTAAAGCGATATGTCCAAGTCCTTCTCCACCATTCTCATCTCTGTAAGAGTCCTCTTCAGCACCCTGTTCAGCATTCTGTTGTACTTGCTGTGCTTCACCCTTATCAACACCAACCAAACGTTCTCCACCAACAGACTTAGCAACAATGTTACCTGCTCTGTCAGCATAGTATCCGTGACCAGCGTGAGTCAGACCTCTTTTAGCAGCAGCTTCACCAGCGATGGTTCTAGCTTCAGATAGGAATTGACTTAATTTCATCTCAACTTATGATCTTTCCAATATTATTTATCAACCCCAATTCTTCTCGATATTAAAGTTGACGCGGGAAAACTCCAGTCTGTCAACTAACTTTAGAGCAGAACCAGACTTGATTGCTACAAATCCTTCGGGTGCTGTGACTTTAAACCCAGTATCAGTCTTGATATAGGTACCAATACCTTTTACTTTCTCTAGTTGTCTGATGACCATATTTTTTGCCGCGATCAAGTTCATATAAGATGCAACTGTCATATAAATTGCACGATAATTAACCTTTAGAAACTTAAGACCTTCGGTTTTAATCTGTTTATACTTTTTCTTCGTACCTTCTTGCTTCTTAGTTGCAATCTCTTTGTCAAGTAAATCTGTATAGAATTTTGTAAATCCCATAGCAACTACCTGTACGTTCTGAATCTTCTTACCACCTCTAATAAAACTATTGAAGTATTGTTTAAACAATGCAGAGAATAAGAACCTACCATCTTGTTTTCCATTAAGAATATCCAAGAACTTAGATGCTTGTTTTAAAGAACCTTCTGTCTTGTTAACAGCAGCAAGATACCTTGCTTTCTCATTCGAACTGAATAGAGAAGAACCAGTAGCATCAGAAAAATCTGAAGAGAATACTGTTACGTTCTTATTACCTTGCATCTTACTTACATTTGCACCAAAGGATGCTGACATATCTCTTACAGCAGGACCTCCAGAATAGGTAGTGTGAAATACTATACCCATCTGAGATGCTTTAATCTTCATAGCAAGAGGAGATTTATCAGGAACTGCATAGGTAATAGTGTTAGGTGTGAATGAAACACACTTCTCACCGTTGATAGTTTTAGATCCTAGATCATTCGTATACAACAAGTCACCTTGTAGCACTCCTTTAATACCCAACTGTGGTAACAACTTAAGACAAGTCTTTAATTTATGTGCTAGTTCACCGTTGTACCATTCATCTATATCTGAATTACTAAAACATATCTTTGGTGCTCCTTTATTGAACACAGATTTAGTACCCACAAAGAAATTACCTGTAGATGGGTGCTGACCACATACAATTGCTGGTGCACCATCCCACTTGGTAGTAATTCTAATTGTAGAATTAGGTTCAGTTAACATCTGTCCTAGTTCTCTCAGGAATGCAATAGCATTCTTTCCACCTGCTGTACCATTATTTAAAATGTCATCCTCTAGGTGTTCGAGGTGTGTATTAGCTGCCATTAGACTTCATATCTCAATACAATACAATTTTTTCTGAGACCAGAGATTTTATCCCTCCCTCTACCTTTCATAGCAAGACGGACACCAGCTAGTGCCATAACCTTCTTGACCTCAGTTTCATTTATAGGTACTATACCATACTCTGACATCAAGTGTGTAGCCGTTTTGTCGGAATTGGAACCAAACTGGATGGCACCTGTCATACATTCGTGTGTCAAATTATACTTGAAGCATTCATATACTTCTGCAACGTGTGGTTTCTTCCTACTACCTAGCACTTCTTGGAACTGTTCGTTGAGACCACCTGTCTTTCTTACATCAGACATCAATGCTTTTGCCTTTGTCTGCATAATAGTACCAGTGTTATTCTCGAACTTCTCTGTCATTCTTTCCAGTATTGCTTGTATATGTGCTACCGCTTGTTTGTCTTCTCTACCTCCACCACATTCTTTAATGGTTTTCTTGAGAACTTTATCAAGAACAGATGTAGATTTATCAACGCCAGCACTGGTCAACTGGAATGACTTACCCCATTTCATACTACACTTATATGTAGTACCATTACTTGAGAATTTTATATCTGTCTTTGGTTCTTCTCCACCACCTGACATCTTCTCATAAGATGAATAATAACTCTGTTGTGCTCTTAGATCAGTTGACCTAGGAGCATATTTCTGTACCAATTCATTTGCTGTTTCTCTTATATTACTTGGTATATTACTGTACGCAGCAGATGCTTTTTCAAATGCACTTTGCTGATCTGCATTCTTATTATCAATCAATACAGTAGCGTGATACATCACAGCGTGTTCAAATTGTAATCCTTTGTTTGCCACAGTACTTTTTAAATACTATTTAGTTAGATCCATACTGGTTTACGAGATGGGTCACGTAGATAGTTTGTAGGAACCCAAGGTTTAGATGCAACATAACGTTTGTATGCTGTGGGAGTATCGATACTTTCGTCATACTTCCACTCATCGGGCATTGCACGTGTGAAGGATGTAGGCGGTGGACAATCAGGGAAGATAATGTCAGCACACTCGATAGTGTATTGGCAACTATGTACCTTGTTGTACCTATGTGTATACTCTGCACACAATGCAAGACCGTGATCAATCAACCAACGAAAGTTAGTCTGTGCCCAGATAGTACAGGGATGATTACGGAATGCACCTTTCTCTGTCTTGTAAGGAGCACCATCTAGTTTAGGTAGGACACCGAAACCGTGACCCCATTTTTCTGATGCAACAATAGAAAGCATTTGACAAGTCTCTAGTGGCATCTTGACAATGTGCTTGTCAGGTAGTGATTGTGCTGACTTTACAGGATCAGGGTCAGTTACAAAGATGTTCATTTAGATTCTTCTATCGCTTCCTTCATTATAGTCTTTAATTGTCGTACTTGTCTCTTATTGAAACAATCTGTACCAAACTTATTGTCGATCCACTTCTTACCATAATAGAATACAAATAAACACATCATCAAGGCGATACCATCACCCCAAGATAGGTTCCAAGCCCATTGAAAAAAGTTCCACATTAGCGATCTCCCTTTCTACGGTTTTCAGATTTTTCTACAGTGAACTCTTTACCTTCATAACGCATCGCAAGTTTCAAAGTGTTACGAATAAAGACCTCATCCATACGAACTCCTAATGCCATACACGCTTGTGCAGCATACCACATAATGTCACCTAATTCTAGGATTAGATGTTCTTTGTTATCTTCGTTGTATGGTTTACCTTGGAACTTGATCTTCTTAACGATCTCCATAAACTCACCTGCTTCAGCAACTAAACCTGATGCAGCAGTGTCAAGACGTGCGATGTTGCAACCTGCTGTCTTTAGATCTTCATACCTTTCAATTAGTTTGTCAAAATCTTTTGATGGATCTGAAGTAACACCATCAACAAAACTGAGATAGTTATCTAGATCGACTTCGATCTTACCAGTCTGTCCTGTCTTTGCTGCTTCTTCTGCTTGTTTATATTTCTTTTCCTTTAATTTCTTACCAGCAGGTGTAGTTGGTTCATTACCAAATCCTTTAGGAAGACCTTCTGGTAGTGGTACCTTGGTCTTTTTAACTTGTTCATCAAGATCTTCTGACTGCTCTGGTAGAGATGCTTGTTTTGGTAACTCAACTTTGTTTACATCTTGCAAACTTTCCAAGACCTCATTAAGATCTTTCTTTTTTTCTGTCATACTTTGAAGTCAGTAAATTTTGTAGTCATATCTGGTAGGGCAACCACGTCATCCTGATCATCAGTTTGATTCGAATCGACAAGAGTACCCTGTTCCTTACAATCATACAGACGCATCTTGTTTCTGTCAAGACCAAGTGTGAATCTCTTATTCATTGTAGGGTCGTTATATCTATTCTTCAATTGCTTCACCATAATCTGATTCATCTCTTCTAATTCTTCAGTAGAAATGAGAGCAAACATAAGGTCGGCAGTAGCGGGAAGACCGAATGACTCAGAGGTATCTGTAAGATCAACGTCACTGCTACCAAAGCCACTACGAGTGGTTTGAGTCGCAGAAACGATTGGTACATCTGCTTCAACTGCCAGTCCACGTAACTCTTCCGCAATTGCTTTGACGTAGGTATATGAATTGACAATCGCACCTTTATACCTTGCTGACGCACAGATATTTAGATAGTCGATGTATATAATGTCAGGAATAAAAGACTTTTTGATTGCTAGTTCTTGAAGCAATGATTTGAAGTGTCCTACGTGTGCTGATGCTGTTGGATATTCTTTTACAATCAATCTACCTGTAGTCTTATTCTTTACCTTCTCCACCTTACTATCAAACATAACTTTAGGAAGTTTATCTAACTGTCTGCAATCTACATTGAGAAGATTCGCATCAATCCTTTCGGCAATCTTTTCTTCTGCCATCTCCATAGTGATGTACAAAACATTCTTACCGATCGTAAGATTACTAGCAGCACAATGACACATAAACAAAGACTTACCCACCCCAGTACCTGCAAGAGCAACGTTGAGAGTCTTACTAGGAAGACCACCCTTTGTAATCTTGTTGAAGAATTCCAAGTCGAAAGGAATCTTATCCTCACGCTTGTGGTAGAAGGCGAATCTATCGTCTGCGTTATCAAAATAATCGTGACCTACTGAATTATCGAAACTAACACTTAGTGCATTACTTAAGATAGATGGAATTGCATCACGAGTTTGTTTATCATCACCACCATCTGCGATCTGAATTGATTCAAGTAATGCAATATAGATTGCACGATCACGACACCACTTCTCTGTTGTATCAACTAACCATTCTGATTCGTGTGGTTCTTCATTCATATTATTAAGAAGAACCTGTATGTCTGTGAAACTTGTACCAGTCAAATCCTTACGACCTTCCACCTCAATGCTTAAGGCTTCTTTGGTTGGAAGATTATCGTATGAAACAAAGTATTTATTTAATTCTTCAAATATAATTTTGTTATTAGGATCTTCAAAGTACTCTGCTCTTAAATGAGGTAAAACTTTACGTGTGTAATCAATGCTGAATACAAGAGTATTCACAACTAGATGCTCAATTGATTCAGACATAGTGACAATAGGTTCCGATTAAATATTTGTCGTTAGAAATAGTTGGTTCCCCTGAGTGGGGAAAGCACCACAACGGAGGGAATATAAGAAGTCTACATTGCTTAGGTTCGATTGTCAATCCATCAAACTTAGTCTCACCTCCTTCTGTCACATCATTTAGATACCAGAATAATGTTAGAAAACGTTTGGCACTCATATGATCAGCAACGTCAACGTGCTTCTCAAATCTATCATCAGTATCTTTACGATACTTTTTCATTCTAAACTGCTCTAATGAACTACGCTTGGGGAAGAATGATCTACAACCACTCTCATCCATATACTGTTGAGCAAAGTTATGAGCAGATTCTATAAGGGCATTTTGAATAATGTCCCAGTCTTTATTCTTTTCCTTTTCTAAATGTTCTGTGATATTAAACTGAGTGAACTGGGGACATCCCTGTCGATCCCAGTTCTCTAAGTTCTCTTGCTCCTCAAATAGTTTGATAGCGTGTACACAAACTTCTTTGGGGATGGTGTTGTCGTAAAACCTTATGTAATCTTTAAGTTCCATATGCAAATTCTTTTTTGGCACATTCATCTAATGCTTGCATTACTTCTTTGGTAAAGTATTTGTCAGGATCTTTGAGCATAGCAGAAGGGTATACGCTAGTATCGCCAACAACAATACGGTTCCCTTTACGTTCAAAAACTCCATATTTCTCACCCAACTCCAGTAGTCCGTAATATGGGTCAAGTCCTCGTTCATCGAAGAATAACCTAGTAGCAATTTTTGCATTTTCTTTTGTAAATCTACTTTTCTTTGTTTCGCATTTTATAATATTACCAATCACGTCCTTACCATCTTTCTCTTTAGATTTGCTGAGGAAGATGATAGTAGATGCAGCGTACTTGAGTCCGCTACCTCCACCCATTTCTTTCGTGGGCATATAAGCACCCACTACATCATATGTATGGTTGGTAACGATCAAAGGGATGTTTGCCTTACCAAGTTTAAGTGTAAGAACTCTGAAGATAGACTTGACAATTTGTGCACGAGTCATATCTCTAGTCTCTTTACCTGCTTCACTATCTTCAATCTCTTTTGTAGTAGAAAGCATACCAAGACTATCAAGAACAAACATAACAGGTCGTCTGTCTTCTTCTTTGATCTTAAGAATATTGTCAGCAACAACTAATGCTTGTTGACGGAACTGTTGTACAGTAACAACAGGCATCATAACGACACGTTTAGTATCAACACCACGATCCTCTAGCATATCCTTAGAGACAGCAGACTCAGATTCAAAAAAGAAAACACCTGCTTCTGGATGTGTGTTGAGGAAGTGTTTCATTACCGATATCGTAAAGAACGTCTTACCTGTCGAACTTTCTCCTGCAAGTGCTGTAATCTTGTTTGAAGGAAGACCGCCAAAGATACTACCAGACACAAGAGCATTAAAAATATAGCTACCAGTGTCAATAAAATTAGATATATCACCAGCAGCAATGCCGTCACTAGCGAGCGAAGCGTATTCATTATCAATAGTGGAAATAATGTCAGTAAGGTATGAACTTGTCATAGTCATAGGAAAAAATCTTCTAGGGTTGCAATTTTCTCTGCCTTCCAGTTGATCGTATCGAGGATTACCTGTAACGGATCAAGGAAACTCTTCTTAAATTGTAGATCAAGATCGAGTGATTTGTCAAGTCCAAATTCTTTAGGCAAAGTTTGAAAGAAAGAGACTACGTTTTCACTTATTCTGTTCGGTGTCCTGAGATAAATGAATTTAACTTTCTCGCCCTCCTGTATGAGGGGATACTTATGTTGTAACTTTTTTTGTTTAATGTGGAAATTATATAGTAAAGCTCCACGTACGTGAATCGGAGTACCTTTAACATAAATTTGTGATGAACCACTAAACTTAGCGAGGTTATTACAACCTCTAGGGAAAGCAATGTCTTCAGGAGGCAACGCTTCAAAATTCTTTCTAAAGTTCGCAATGTATTCTTGGACATCAGACTCATTACCGTTCATAATCACATTCAATGCTTCCTTAATCGCTACACGACAGGATGCAGGTGTGGAGGACTTAACTGCTTCGATACCCATCATCTTTAGTTTAGGTTCAGCATACTGAACACCTTCACTATTCCATACATTGAGAATGTATCTCTTCTTAGCAGTCCAAATGCCTTTGTTAGCGATGTTCTCTCGCTTCATAAACATTTTCTGCTCGTATGCATTTACAAAGGTTGCCAGTTCTTCATAAGAATTCGTAATATACTTTTCAAATTCCACATCACACACCTTTTCAAGGAA